TGTGGTTCTACATCACCGTTCTTAATTCTCTGTATGTTAGAAATAGATCTATTGAACTGACTCACTGCTACAGGCGTATATCCAAAGAAATCTCTGGCATACCTGAGTTCGTCAGACATTTTATCAATAGCCTCTTTCTTTGTAGTTTGGTCTTTAGTTGTCTTCAATAGACCAATGTGGTCTATAATAACAATTGTCACCTCATTCTCATTGTCTGGAAAATAGCGCTTATTATACTCATCAATCTGTTCAATGCGCCCATTTTTCAAAGCATGCGCCTTTAATTCTTTAGCAACACCTACAGCATTCTCTGGACCATCAATGATTGTTATAACATCAGACATGTTATTAATGTAATCTTCATACATAAGGAATAAGTCATGCTCATCGTGAGTCATTTTCTCTGTCCAACCCAATAGCTTAGCTACAGGAATAATCAACCCATGATCTAAAAAGATCTTTCTAGAGACCCATTTAGCCATTTTATACGTCCTACTACGTTCCATAGAACGATAAATAATCTTTAGTTTGATCTTTGGATTAGGCTGACTGATATACCAATCAAATGGATTAAGAACAAAAGCATCATCAATAAAGCTTGTTTTACCTGAACCAGTGAGACCACCTACAAGGAAATACATACCCTTTCTAATGCCAATATACCTATTCAGCCTATCAAAACCCATAGGAATACCATCATTTCTACCATCTAACCCTGCCTGGACCTCTGATTTAAGTAATTCAAAACTCATAGTTTATTTATTATAGGTTTCGTTGTAGTATAAATCAAACATATGTTTCTCAATTTCATTCTCCTTGCCTCTCCAAAATGATGCACATTTATGCATTTGCTCTTTCTCCATTGCTTTTGCTTGTTCAACATATTCTTTAATATCATATTTATAGATTGGTGAAATAGTTGGTATCATCCTAATTAATCTTTCTGATAACCAATCAACTGCTGTTTGTTGTGCCATAGTTTATTTTTTACATTTATCACAATATTGGGCAGGAAGCTTCGACTCTTCTAAAGAAGATTTAATAGCTTTTATTTCTTCTTCAGTGAAGTCTTTGCCAGTCTTGATGATAACCCTACACTTAGAGCATAGCAGCGCACCGTTACCATTATTAAATTTGAATATTGCTTTTTCATCTTGTCTCATATGTCAAATCCTTTAATTTGTTCAGGAGCTTCTTCTATCTTAGTTCCTTCTTTAATCAGTTCTATGAATGGCTCAAAGCTTCTTTGATTTAGATAGCTAAAAGAGTTTTGCATGTACGTAAGCTTGTTTGCTTTTGCTTTTACAGAATTCTCTTTCTTCTGTAGAACATCAAACTGTAAGGCTTCTAACATATCATTTGCTGTATATTCTCCTTCTCCAAGAATCTTATCAAACTTAATCTTACATTCCTCTTTGTTAACTCTTAGTCCTCTAGTGCCTGTAAAGCTTTCTCCTTTATGTGTGAATGTGTCTGTTCCTGGATATGCTTTCCACCATTGCTCAAACAAATCACCATCTTGTTTCACCCTTACAATTGTTTCTCTAGAAGATGTGTCAAAGAAGGCAAGTAGTTCCTTGCCTTCTATTGTGAGCTTATATTCCCCAGTTATCAATTGTTTCCTGAGGATTGTTTGACAGAGTAGACATATCTTGGGAGTTTCTTCGCACAAACTCTTTACATCGAACTCCTGTTGAATCATCTTCAAAAGATAAATCATATCCAACGTAAATCCTCGCTGGATTAAGGTCTCGTATTTCTTGAATGTTATCTTTAGAGTCATCTTTAATCACTTTAATTATTGCTTCATTTCTATTAATCTCATCCATTATTTGCATCTCTAACTCTAACACCCTCTCTTGCAAATATATTGCATCCTTGAGGAAATCCCTTTCCAAATCTTCTTGAATCATAAATTAAAATTTAAGAATTCTCAAATAACTTTCATAAGCTTCATCATATGTGAAAGCCCAAATGCGATAACCATCTATTACAAATAATTGTTTTTCCATAATTTTGTTTTTATTCTGAAGCCCAACCAAAGAATATCCATTCACCATCCCTCTCAGTGGATGATTTCTTATATGTAATCTTAGCTACAAGAGCATGTGCGTCTTTCTCAAGCCTTCTTTCCATCTTGATTGTGGTGCTACACTGATGTCTTTCAGAATAGTCTCTAGCACGTTTAACAGCATCTCCTTTTGTCAATGCACTAGCAATCCTGGAATCTCCACAATAGACAATATATGTAAGAACCCATTTCTTTGTACCAGGCGTAACAACATGCTCCACTTGAGTCTTTATCTTATTATCATTAGCTTTTGGCTCTTGTATACAAATAGCCTGAGCTCCTTGATGCTTTGTAAGTCTATCCATCTGTTGATTCATAAATTCACGAATACTCTTACCACTAGCTTTAAACTCTTTTGTTACATCTCTGCAGCCTGCTGAACTATTGATCTGACCACTGTAGCCTTCTTGATGACCATATTCATCATTAGCACGGTCTACAGCTTTGTTGTACGCATCTTGAACATTCTTACCTCTTGATTGATTAGTGAACCAATTTGCTCCCATAATTGTTGATTTAGTCCCACCAGTAGTGGAGATTGTGATTTAAAAATTTGAATAACAGATCTTTTGCTTTATTATGCTTATCAACACTCTTTTCATAGTTCTTTAGATCAAATATAAGCATCTCATCTATGTACTTTTCTGTCTTTACAGCCTCAATTAAGTTTATTGCTGTTTGTATTCTAGATGCAATGTGCTCATTATTAGCCAAATGACCATCTTGTAATAGATATCCTCTTGTAAGCTCTAACTTCTTCTGAAGAACATTGTATATAAAAAAATAATCCCAATTCTCGTCATACCAGAGAATTGGGATCCATCTAATTATATTACGTGTCTTCCTAACTATTCTTCTAAGTTTTCGAATGAATTCCATATGTCTTCATTTTTTTCAGCGCACGATTTACATTTAGTGGTAATCCATCCTTCAGTTCTACCAAGATGTTCTCTAGATCCACAATCAATACATATATAATAACTCATGTGTGCAGCAAGGTTAACCATACCATCAACTTGAGCATCACCTCCTGAATAATAGAACCTAAGTGTACCAAATTTCTCTTTAACTTGTGTACATGTCACTTGAGGACATCTATGCTCACCATCTTTGTCCCACATTCTCCAATGGTCAACACGAGACTGGATAGCTCCACACAAATCATCAATTAATTGAAGCCATGCATCTGGAACCTCCCAATTTACACCATATGGATTACCCTCATATGGTTTAAATATCTTGGGATACTTCTGTATTAGCTCTTGCTGTGTCATTTTTAATGTTTTTAAGTTCTTCTTCTACCTTTTTCCTGACTTCCTGGTATTCATAATACGTAGGTACAATCTTAAGACCATATTGTAAATTGAACCAATCTAATGTACGCCATGCTTTTTCCTTGTTGCATCTAAACACCTTCTTAACTAATGGAAATGCATACACCATAAACTCTGTATGTTGTTCTTTAGTCATAGTGATGTTACTAAACCACCATTCATCCTTCATAGCATCTTCTACAGTGCGACCAACAAGCTTTAATTGCATCTCTATTAAATGATCACCTAAGTTTTCTCGTGTTATTTTAGCCATAAAACATATTTACAGCAAATATACAAATAATACAATAACACTCAAAATCACACTTTATGTACGAATAATGTGTAAATTCTCACACTATTCATACATATAATGTTTGTTATATCAAACAAAAATGCCCAAAAATGTCTATAATAACGGACATTAGAACAAACTGAGCTGGTTTGGATTCACTACCACCTTACGCTTTTTACCATTTGTTGCTATCTTATGCACAATCCTTTCAGCCTTATCAATGTAATATTGATAATTAATACCTGCTGTAGATACATCTGTGTTCTTTGGTAGATGGTTGCACACTGTGCACATCCATTCACCAGCTTCCACTTGACTCACATCAGCAGCATTAGATTGACACTCAGGATTCTTCACCTTAAGTAGCTTCTCTCCTATATTGCTTACATAGTATCTGATGAGCTTGTTATAGACAGTCTTTTCACCCCTCGCTCTATTCCATCCTTCATAATGAAAATCCTTGCTAGACTTTTGTCTAAGACAAAAATCATAAATGTTATTATGAGCCATAATAGTAGTAGCAATAGGTATGTCATGTACATAATAAGCTTCAAGGGCAATAGGAACAATGCGAGCAGACTTGTTTTTGTGAAGCTCGAAATCCGTGAGGAAATCACCTTTCTTTTTAATTTCTCCATCTGTTTTAATTGCTATGTAATCATTTACTGTTGAGAATATAATCTTCTGATAATCAGTGCGTTCTAGCTCATAACTAGTTAGGTCCATCCACCACTTGTTGATAGCAGTCATATTATCAAAACTTGCATTTTTTACAAGTATTGTCACACCATCTGTGTTAGCTGATATAACATGTATACCTGCTAATTCATATGCTTCAATCAACATCATTAGACTCAACTCACCTGTAATAGTGGTAAACATAGTGAGCTGCCTATCATAGATCCAGTTCTGCATGTCTGAACTCTTACCATAAACAGAGTTTACAGCAAGCTTTAGAGCACCAACAATACCCTTAATACGCTTATCCTTTTTAGCTAAAGGCTTGAGTTCCAATCGTTTATCAAACATTTGTTTGTAGCCACGT